AAAGACCATCTTACTGGCAGGTAAGGTAATAAATACGTCTTTTGATCCAGAGGATAGGTTTACAGCACTGTTGCCGTTTGAACTTGCTATAACTGTGGTTCGTGCAAGTGTGGTTCCAGAGGCAGTAAAGGTTCCTAAACCAACCTCGAAGTCACTATTATTAGCATCGACAATAGCGTAATATGTAGTATCACCATCAGAAAGATTAGCAGTAAAAGTTTCAAAATTACCCACTGCACCACCAAGAGTAATCGTTCCTGTACCTGTAGTCGTTGTGGTTTCACGAACTCTATCTGCAATGGTTAATGCCATTAAGCTATCCTTATTATCGCATTACTTGCATCGGCTGTGGGAAAGACAACTGTAAAATCTCCCGCTGTAGCTGTCTTGTCTGCACCAAAATCTAATACACAAACCGCTGGATCACCAGATGCACTATCATTAAATATCAGTGCTCCTCTCGCGGTTACAGTTACATTACTAAATGTTGCATCGGCAAAGTCTGTAAAGGCTGTTGTGCTTGAAGTGGTCGGATCTACTCGGGTTAATGACGTGCCTTTTGCTGTATAGTTTGTTCCAGATACTTCATTACTTGTCGTATAAGCAGTGGTAGAGGCATCTAATGATGCACTCGAAGTATACAAAGCCAAGTTAAATGTACTCCCTCCACTGTTTTTAAAGTTATGTACAGCTTCCAATAATTCTTTTTTGAAAGAGGTACACATTGCTTGTGTTATTGCCATTACATACTCCTTATGTGCTCAGCAAGTTTTTCATGACCTGCTTGTTTGATAGTATTATATACAGTAGTTCTATCAGAATTTATAGCTTCTTTTAGATAAAAACAAATAACGTGAAACAGTTGTTTTTTGTATGCTAGGGCTTGTTCTTGAATTTCTACAGGAGCATTTTCACTTACTGCAATAATTTTATTCACACATCGCTCTGCAATTTCCTCAGAACTGAAACCCTTATTTTGTGTGGTTTTTACGGAAACTATGGGCGTTTTTGGTATTTCCATCAACATTACGCTTTATTCCTTATTAATTGTCCAGTGCGATAATAATCGGTAACTTCTTTTGCTTCACCGTACACTTTAAGTGTTTGTATTGCCTCTATAAATCTTTGCTGATAATTTTGTAGAAGATCAGCTTCACCTTTCATAAAAGTATATGCTTCAATCAAACTTCCATAAAGCATCGCATTAGGTGCATTTTCGCTCAACCAAGTTGTACCACCCTCAGCTCCTGCAGTCAAACTAGTCGGTCTGTAGTAGTAATGTAATTCAACAGAAAAAGTGCTACTCGGTGTTGGTGCTACTATAAAATTATCTACATCAAATAAGGCATAATATCTTGGAGAACCAGTGGTTGCGGGATTTGGATTAAAAGTTTGTACAAAATTGACATCTTTAAAATCTAAGAATACTTTCTCACTACTTGCATTTGTAAAACTTAAAGATAATGGAGCTAAAAAATCTGTAGGACAGGCTAAAAATTGTGAAGAAGTAAATTGTGCGTTGGCGTTTTTCCTAAAAAAACTTAATTGTACTGCTTTAAATATCCGCTCTTCCGCCCCTTTTATAAAATCGCTAAGATGAGACACAAAAGTAGTTTCTGTATTTTCTGAATAATCTTGTATTGCTGTTTTTAAAGTTGCGAAAGTAAAACTCATACTGTCACCGTAACTGTTCCCACACTTGCTGTAACCTCAAATGCCGTTAAAGATGTGCCAATGATACCATCTTTTATATTTGTGTATACTACAAAATCAGTTGTCTCGACTACTGTGTCTGGACGTGCTTCAAATAACGCCTCAGGATCTGCCCCTGTTTGGTGGGGTTCTAATTGTGGGTGTTTCGTTTCATAACACTCAGGACACACTTTCAAACCGTTCCATTCTTTACGCAGATTGAGGTATTTAACACGGAAGCCACATCGGTCACACTGCCCAAAAGAACGTATGCCTATAGCGTAACTCATCAATTAAACCCATAAAAGTCTCTACGAGGGGTCAAGCTTAAATTTGCCCTATCTACATCTTCAAAGGCGGCTCTATTAAACTCTTCTTCGTAAAGTTGTTTCAGTAAAGGCACTCTATCTGGTGCTCGCTTCAAGGCTATGTAGTACGCCAAACCTGCCGATAAACAAGGGTAAAACCTAAAAGGCACATCAGCCGTGTTTACAAAAGAATCAGCATCTTCTATGCGAGTCAGTCTATCAAATACCAAAGTATAGGTAGTATCAGGTGTCGGATACAATCTTATTTTTGGTGTGATCTGTCTATCTACATACCACTGGTTAGGTCTACCTTGCGTATTTTTGTTAGGTATATTTAAATACACGTCCCTACTAATACGTGATATTTGTGTATCGCTTTGGTTAATACCTGTTCCTGTGCGTATTACAGCACTTAATATATCTATAGTATCTGCGTCTAGAGTGTATTCAAGTGTGCCTGCTGAGAGAGTGGTGGTCGTTTGCACTATTGTCCAACGGTTCAAACCCCTATTTGCCCAGTCAGCAAACAAAAGATTGAGGGAACGCTTTGCTGTTTTAAGGTCGTATCCTGTACGCACCTCTTGACCACACCTCTCAAATGCTTCTTCAATATAATCAGCAACGTCTAATTCAAAGTCTGTTGACCCAGATGTTGCCATTAGCTGTAAGGTCCTTTAATCATTTTGTTTGTAGAAGCCATACCGCCCTTAGATTTCATCATGCGTTTGTTATTCATTCCACCCTTAGATTTCATAACACGCTTGTTGTTCATTCCACCTTTGGACTTCATCATGCGTTTGTTATTCATACCGCCCTTAGATTTCATCATACGCTTATTATTCATACCACCCTTAGATTTCATGGTACGTTTACCGTTTCCGTTTTTCTTTTTTACCATTGCTTTGCTCCTTTTCAGCATAAAGATTGTCAAAAATCTGATTGACGTCCATAGTATAATCTAAATCAGACTTTGAATAGTGTATATGTTGAGACGGTTTAAAATCAGGAGCTCCTTCTCCAGTTTCAAACCATGCAGGGTGTGTAACACGTACCCTGTTGTTGGGCAAAGCCACGATATTGCCAGTATAAGATCCAGCATCTAATAGCTCTAACACATGGCTTTGTTTGTGCTGAGCAGGGTCGTCTGCTACTTCACTATCTGTATAATCTACAGTAAAGTAGTATTTTGCAGGATACATTTCTCCTCCAATTTTTGCAAGCCAAGGACAGGGTTGAGCACGTCGTAAAGAATATACGGCGTGAGTGTGTGACATACAGTCCCAAGGTTGAGCTGAAAACACCTCCATCGGCTCGGGAAACTTATCAAATGCTCCGTCGCCAACTAACGCTGTTAGAGGCATTCTTGCCCACATTGCACCACCATGCACATTTGGCTCATTTTCTTCTACTTCGTATCCTGTAAAAATAACTTGAAAACTTAAACAGCGATTAGGTATAGTTGTAACAGCTATAGCCATCGCCGCTAAAAACTCCCCATGATATTGCTCATGGTTACAGGTATATTCTTTACGCACCCAACATTTAAAATAGGGTATGTTACTTTGCAAAAAACTCATTTATTTCTTCTTTGTTGTTTTCTTCTTTGTATCTTTCTTTTTACCTTTACCAAACACATGGGCGTCAACTTTCGCGGCTTTACCCCCTGTCAATACACTATTCACACGTGCCATAGCCCATTGGCTTGGCGTAGCTCCAGGTCTGTGTCCTGTACGATAAGCGGCGAGCCCTTTTTTATAAACGGTAGCTAGTTGACCTGCCGTAACTTTCTTACCCTTTTTTCGGGCGTCCGACGCTTTTTTTGCCAGTGCTTTTTTTGTTTTTTCGTTTAGGCTCATTTTTTTGCTCCTTTTTTATGCTCGGCTCTAAGTTCTTCTTTTGCTTTTTTTGCGATCGCGGCTTGCTTTGGCTTGCCTGCGACTTTTGCTCTTTGTTCCACCACAGTAAGGATTTGAATTTTGCGAGCATACGGCTTATTAATTCGCTTAACTTTACGAGCAGTAGCTTTGGCATCTTCCACAGTGGCGTATTTAATAGAGACTGTGTCTTTGGGGTTTTCATCTGTATATAACCTCCTCCCAGTGCCTTTAGGTTTTTTTCCTGTTCCCTTTAGTGGGTCTTTTCTTTTTGCCATTTTTATTTGCTTTCATTTTCGCGGCTGTAATAATATCTCCTCGTGTGACCTTTTTAGGATCACCATAATAAGAAGCTAGTGGTTTTTTACCCTTTTTTGGTGCCATATTTTTTCCTATACGCTTTTGTGTGTTTACTTAATTTTGTTTTACGTCGTGTGCCTTTAGCAGTGAAATCAGTGCTAAATTTATAAGCAGAGGGATCGCTAGCCGATTTACGTGCATTACGCTGTATTTCGGCACGACGTTTACTACGGTCAGCTCCGCTTAATCCTTTTAAATATTTATCAGGTATCTTACGCTTCTTACGTTTCTTAGCAGGGGGCTTCTCTATCTGCTTTCGC